TGTTGGCTGGAACAGCTGGGATATTTTCAGCTTTTGGTTATTCCCGTCCTATGGATCAAAGCAATCCGCAAATGATGCAACTTAAGCCTTATTACAAGTCTTACAATTATAATGGCATAGATGCATCTGACAATTTGTGCGTTGATAGCTTAGGTGCTGTTTCCAGTGTGCCCGGTTTTGCAGGCTCAAGTAAAGACGAAATGTCTTTGTCTTATTTGAAACGTATTCCAGCTTATGTGGACCAGGTTTCTTGGCTTGCTAGCCAGGCTAGTCAAACTAAGTTGATGAGTGTTACGGTTTCTCCCAATGCATGCGTCTTGAGGCGCACTCTTTCTTATGATGTTTATAATATTGGTGTGGCTTCTGCTCCTCCTTTTGTGTATTTGTCGAGATATTTCAAGTTTTATAGGGGATCTATAGAGATTACTTTTAAATTTGTTAAGACGCAGTATCACACAGGAAGATTGGCATTTTGTTTCACACCTTTTCAGAAAGTATCAGATTTCGTTCCAATTTCGTACAGCGATAATGGTTTCGTAATGAGAGAGATTGTAGACATTCACCAATCTTCAGAGATCACATTAATAATTCCCATGATATCTGCCAAACCTTATTTGTCAACTGGTTGGGATCCTGCCGATTCATTACCTGAAGCATTAGGGGTTTTGGACGTATGGGTTGTTAATGAATTGGTCGCTCCAGAAACTGTTGCTGACAATATTACTATATTGCAATATTGTTCAGCTGGAGAAGATTTCGAGTTTGTAGCACCAACCGCAGTTAAAAATTACGCCATACCGCAAATGGGTGAGAGTGATATTAATAGAGATAGAGCATTGACGACTAAAGTTATCGGTGGTTATTCAATGCCTGACATGTCTTTAGGCCCTGTCATGGCGTGTGTTGGTGATCCTATTCTTAGTATTAAACAGTTGATTATGCAAGCTAGACCGTTGCTTAATGGACCTACATTTACGTCGACTACTGTTAATGGTATTACAGTGAGTTCACGGAATTTTAATCCATTTGCTTTTTGTTTAGCTGATACTCCAATAGTGGGAGCCACTGCAAATAATCAATTGCAGATATATGGAAACGGAGTAGATGTTATGTCTGAATTGGCTGCGGGTTTCATATTTTATAGAGGTG